AAAATTATAACCGAACACGAGTTGGGTCTAGCACCTAAATAAGAGTATGGCTAAAACTTCAACAATGCTCGATGTATTCGAACGAAACAAATATGACTTGGCAACCACTGTCAGAAAGTCTAAGGGTTGGTTCGAACAACAAGTCACTCTGCTGACTAAGCAACAACTCACCCCAGCAAGAGTGTTAAGTGGAAATACTGATGATTTAGTAACTAGAATCATGCCTGGAAGATTATACATGTATGGTTATGATCCAAAAGGTAAAAAAGAGTTACCTTACTATGATAGATTCCCTTTGGTGTTTCCATTCAGTAGAACACCAGATGGATTCATGGGATTGAATATGCATTACCTTCCATATCATCTAAGGATTAGACTTTTAGATGCGCTGTTGGTATTTAAATCTAACAATCGCATGGATGAAACGACTAGACTAAAATATTCATGGCAAGTTATAGATGGTGTTTCTAGATTCGATGCAGCCAAACCATGTGTTAAACAATATTTAACTGGTCATGTAAGAACACAATTTAGACAAATAAATGCTGATGATTGGGCAACCGCTATGTTGTTACCAGTTGAAAGATTTGTCGGAGCAAGTAAACAAGAAATTTGGTCGGATTCGATCAAGAAAATGAGAAGGGCTTAAAATGGCACTTAATTTACCATTCCTGACTAAAGACACTGCAAGAAAAGATGCTAAACCAAATAAAATTAACCAGTTTATCTCTGAAGTTAAAACTGGTGCGTTGGCAAGAACCAATAGATTTGGTGTAGAATTTACTCCACCTGCTGGAATAAATCCAGGTAATCTAAGAAAGATTTTATTGTTCTGTGACACAGTTCAACTTCCAGGAATAAATTATTCCACTGTCCAAAACAGAACATTTGGTGAATTTCGTGAAGTTCCGTATGAGAAACTATACGAGCCAATAAATTTAACCTTTTATGTCGATAACGATATGTTAGTGAAAAAACTATTTGATGATTGGATGAGTTTAATTTCTGATCCTAATACGAGAACATATAGTTATTATAACACTTACATTGCACCTAAATTTACTATTGAGGTGCAAGACATTAATGATAAAACAAGATATCAAGTCGAATTGTTCGAGGCATATCCAAAGAATCTTAATGCAGTTTCTTTAGATAATGCTTCTAAAGATGTTATGAAACTAACTGTTAATATGCAGTACAAATATTGGAAAGCAACTCCAGTAACACAACTGGCAGATGATCAAAAAATTCCTACTAGTTTCATTGATAAACTAACTAAGAATTTTACAGGATTCCAAGAAACATTGAACAGAACATTGGGTAGTACTGCAGGTAACTTTGTTACTGGTTCTGTTCTATCTTACGGAGTTACAAAACTTCCAGGATTGTTGAAGTTCTAATAAATACATCATTAAGGATTGCGAATGAAGATTGATGAGACATTATCTGCCGAGTTTGGGATACAGCCAATGGGCAACACTGAAGTGATAACAAAGACTGGAGAAGTTATTAACGACTCTACAAATAGAATACAAGATGACTTCGATATCACTCGAAACAATCTTCGTATTTTACTTCAGCAAGGACAGGAAGCACTACAGAAGTCACTTGATGTGGCTATGCAGTCTGAGCATCCAAGAGCATTTGAAGTTGTTGGAAATCTAATGAAGCAGTTGGCTGATATAAACCAACAGTTATTGGATCTACATCAACAGAAGCAAAAACTAGACGCACCTAAAGAAAGGTCTGGGAAAGAAGTGACGAATAACAATGTTATCTTTACAGGTAGCACTGCTGAATTGAATAAGTTAATTAAGAATATGTCTAAAGGAGAATAATTATGGCATTGCCAATGAACAGTACACCAATTTATAACTTGGTGATTCCGTCAACTAAAAAGTCTATTACATATAGACCATTTTTAGTTAAAGATCAAAAAACACTTTTGATAGCACAGCAAAGTGATGATCAAAGAATTATGATTGATAGTTTAAAGGAAGTTATTAAATCATGCGTCACAGAACCTATTGAAATCAATAAACTAGCAATCTTTGATATCGAATACATTTTCACTCAGTTAAGATCTAAGTCTGTCGGTGAAACTGTTGATATCGTATTATCCTGTGATGAAGATCACGGAGAAGATAACGCAAAGGCTAAGATTCAACATACGATAGATCTATCGCAGTTGACTGTGCAAGAAAAAGAAGGACATACTAACAAGATTGAGTTGTTCGGCACTGTCGGTGTAGTTATGAAGTATCCTAATATTGATGATGTTAAAAAACTACAAGGTGGTGAAGTAACAGCTGATGATACTTTTAAATTAGTGGCTTCATCAATTGATTACATTTATGACGCAGAGTCAGTGTATCATTCAAAGGATCAAACTGAACAGGAACTAATGGATTTTATTAACAATCTAACTTCTGAGCAGTTTGGTAAAATACAAAGTTTCTTTGATACCATGCCAAAGCTGACTCATACTGTTAATTATAATTGTCCTGTTTGTAACAAAGCGCATACTATCCTGTTGGAGGGAATGCAAAGTTTTTTTTAATAAACCTTTGTCATGACAGCTTGGTGAATCATTATAAAATGAATTTTGCCTTGATGCAGTACCACAAATATGCTCTATCAGATATTGATAACATGTTACCGTTCGAGCGAGAGGTCTATGTCTTTATGTTAAAAGAATACTTAGAAGAAGAAAAGAAACGACTAGAGAGTAAATAAATGGAACTCGTACTTCAAAAACAATCTAACCAACTGGCTCAATCAGGAAGTTCACCTATGGGTGGCTCAGGAGCAAGTATGGGTAGTGGCGGTAATCCAGCTGCAGCATTAATTAGTTCATTACAAGATTTAACATCTGGTATAAGAAAGTTAGTTACTGCTGTTCAATTTAACACTAGAGCGATTAGTGGTATACCATCTGCTAGTGGTGGCGGTGGCAAAGGTTTAGAAAACGAAATTGAAGGTAATAGATCCAGAGATGCTCAAACTGGATTGTTACTTAAGATTGAAGAAAACACTCGTGGTATGGGTGGTGGTAAAGCTGAAAAGAAAGATGACAAGAAAAAAGAAGGTTGGTCTTGGTTAGATACCATTAAAACTTTCGGTCTTGCTATTGCAGCTGCACTCGGTACAATAGCTGGGTTATTCACAGCACAAATTAAAACTATGAAATTCTTCGGTAGTCTTCTAATGAAAGCTGCTGAAGGCATTGGCGATATCTTCAAAAGATTCGCAAAGTTTCTAGGATTAGATGAGATTGGTGCGAACATCCAAGAGAAATTTAAACGAATCGTAACCTTTGTTGAGGATGTCACCAAAGGTTTAAGAGAAAGAATTGGTAATATTGGTAAATCAATATCTACATTCTTTGAAGAATCAATGGCAAAGTTTAAGAAGTATTTTTCTTTCTTTGAAGAATCTGACATCGGTAAAAAGATAAAGAGCACGATATCTGCTGTTCAAGATGCCTTCACGAATTTTTTACCTAATCTTAAAGAAAGTTTTTCTGGGTTTGGTAAAGAAGGAGTGATTGGAAAGATCTTTGGTGGAATTAAAGACTTCTTCTCGAGCATGGGTGCATACTTTGATGACTTTGCTAAAATGTTTAGGGTTGTTGGTAAAGTTGTAGCAAAGATTTTCTATCCACTTGGTATTATTATGGGTATTTACGATACCATTAAAGGTGCTATTGAAGGATATGACACTGGTGGCATACTAGGTGCGATCAAAGGTGGTATTGTTGGCTTAATCAATGGTGTATTCTTGTCATTCTTTGATCTGATTAAAGACGGAATTTCTTGGATCTTAGAAGCAGTAGGATTTAAAGATGCTGCTAAATTTTTAGACTCGTTCTCGTTTCAAGACTTATTTAAAGGGTTAATGGACGCACTGTTTAGTCCAATTGAAACACTTAAGAAAGCATTTGAAGGATTAGACTTTCAAGCATTGATATTTGAACCGATGTCAAAGGCATGGACATTTCTAAACGAATCTCTTGGTGGTATACCGCAAAAGATTGTTGATAACATTAAATTGTATATCATCGATCCATTAGCAAATGCGTTTGCTCCAGTAACTAAAATGTTTAGTGAAATGGCATCAAAGGTGATTGGATTCTTCAAAGACTTTAGTATTCCTGGAGTTTCTATTGACATTCCATTTAAAAAAGAACCACTAAAAATTGGACCATGGTATCCATTTAGAGGTGATAAAAAATCTGAAGGTGGTGCAGAAAAGCCACAAGGCACTAGCGCAGGAACTCCCGAAGCAGCAAATGCATCAAGAGCAGAGTTTGCTAAAACTGATCCTAGATTAGCAGCAAACCAACCAGCCGAAGCATCAACTGTGACTAATGCATCTAAAACAAATGCTGAGGTTGCTTTAAACAGAGCACAGACTGTTCCAAGTAGTAATACTGTTGTCAATGCTCCAAACAATGTTATGAATAAAACTACTCAAATATCGAGACCACCTATTCGTAATACAGAACCTTCGGTATCTTCATACCTTAGAAGTAGATTGGTTACATAAAAAAAGGGATCATAAAGATCCCTTTTTAATTTCTACTCTAAAGAATTAATCTTCTTTAGCAATCTTCTCGAAGTAAGACATTACATCGTCATCATCTTCGTCAACACTCTTAGGTGCTGGCGCAGGTTTTGAAGCAATCTTTGGTGCAGATGCTACTGGACGATCTTCTTGTTCAGCGATCTCTGCAGCAGACTTGCTAGCAAAAGAATCACCAGACAAAACCTCATTCAGTTTCTTCTTTAACTCATCATAAGACTTGAAGTTCTTACGATCAGTAAACTCAGACAATTTAACCTGAGCAGAAGCGATCTTAACGATCTGTTCGTCATCACCAATTGCTGATGGTTCCATAAATGCAGACTCATCATAGTTTGCGTAACCATCTTTCTTACGCATACGCAGTTTGAAGTTAGCACCTTCCCAGAAGTCAAAGACATTGACTGGCTTCTCATCTTCAAAGGTTGGACGAGCCTTGTCCATAATCTTATCAAAGATTTTCTTACCAAACTTCCACAAGAATACTTTACCTTCATTCTCAGGATGCTTAGGATCAGACACAACCAAAACATTGGCAGTGAAACTTAGGCGACGCTTTTGTTTACG